AAACACTGCGAATCAAAGAGCAGTAACTTCTGGCACATATGCAAATGTTGCATACGCATTAGCTAATACAAAATATTCAGCTTCAGGTGGTACAATCTCTGGTGATGTAATTGTTACTGGTAATTTGACAGTATCAGGCGATGTTGTAACTATTAATGCAACAAACTTGGCCATTGAAGATAATATGATTTATCTCAATGCCAACAATACGGTCAGCAATCCTGATCTTGGATTTGCTGGTAATTATAATGATGGAACATACCACCACACGGGTGTATTCCGTGACGCAACAGACGGCACATGGAAGTTTTATTATAACTACTCTCCAGAACCAGATGCATCACCATATATCGACACAGCACATGCCACATTCAGAATTGCTAATCTAACTGCAAATCTGATTACTGATGTAGTAACAATCCGTGGTTATGATCCGATCAATCATGCTAATGCTTCATATGCTCACGCTAATGCCGCATACACTGCAGCTAATAACTCGGTTGACACATGGGTTCGTGATGCCGCTAACTCAGCATCATCATATGCCAACTCCGCATACACTACATCAAACACGGCCGCCACAAATGCACTGTCTGCTGGTTCGTATGCTAATGGTGCTTTCTCGGCTGCTAATACTGCTGACCAAAAGGCAGTATCTGCTGGTTCTTATGCTAACTCAGCATATGCCGCTACTAATACTGCGGCAACTAGTGCATCCACTGCTGACCAGAGAGCAGTCACATCTGGTGCATATGCTAATGCAGCTTACACTCAAGCAAATACTGCCGTCACAAATGCTGCTTCTGCGTCATCATATGCAAACTCAGCATATACGACTGCAAATGCCGCAGTAACATTAACTGGCACACAAACATTAACAAATAAACTTTTATCTGATAGTACAACTTCATTCATTGATGAAGCAGATGCAAGTAAGAGGATGCAATTCGAGTTATCTTCTGTGTCTTCTGGTGCAACTAGAATTTTAACTGTACCAAATTATAATGGCCAAATTGTAACGTTAAACGGCACTGAAACATTGGGGTCTAAAACATTAACAACTCCAATTATTAATGGTCCTTTAGTTGCATCACCAAAAGAAAAATTTATCACCGGTAATGCTCCATCATCAACATTAAATTTATATATTGGTGATAATACGATTCATTATTACACAAGTAATGCCACAAATAATTTTACATTAAACATTGCAGCATATAATGATGTGTCTTTGAATACTTGGTTGGCGACTGGTTCTTCAGTTACTTTTGTGTTGATGGTAACAAATGGATCAACTGCCTATTATCCAAATGTATTTCAGATTGATGGTGTCACCGTGACGCCTAAGTATACTAATGGAATTGCTATCACTGCAGGCAATGCAAGTGCTATTGATATGTACAACTTTACAATTTTTAAAACAGCTACGAGCACATACACAACAATTATGTCTCAAACTAAGTTAGCTTAAGGATTATATTATGCCGTTAAGAACGATGTTGACCAGTTTTGGTTTACATTATAGTGGACCAACCACACCATTAAACACTGTTGCGCCTGCAATTACAGGAACTGCAACTTCTGGATCCACATTAACTTGTAGTACTGGTACTTGGTTAGGTGTGCAACCAATAACTTTTGCATATCAGTGGTATAGAGATTCTGTATTGATGGCTGGTGAAACTAACAACACCTATACAATAATTTCAACTGATATTGGTTTCTCTTTTGTTTGTACAGTTACTGCAACAAATTCTTTAGGTTCTACTAATGCAGATTCAAATTCAATTTTGATAAATGCAACTATTCCGGCCGGCACAATTATTATGTATGATGGTGCTGATCCTAGTATATCTGGATGGACATTATATTCAAACACAACTAATCGATACATCAGAGGCACAGGAACGCAAGGAAACATAAACACGACTTATGCTAACACAGGTAATGTTTCTGGCACAATTGCGTTTGGTCCAGGTGGCGGCCATGGATCTATTTCTGGCACATTTAAAACTTCTTGGATAGCTTATCCTGGTACTTTCGGTTCAAGTCAAGCATTAACATCGGGTACAGCTGGCGCTCATGTTCATACATCCACAATTTCAAATAAACCTGTTACTAATGCTCTACCTTGGACGTCCGATTTTACTTTTTTAGTTGCTTCAACCGATCAAACAGTTTTTCCAGCAAACACAATACACATGAGGGACACTGCAATTTCTGGTTGGACTCAAAAACTTGCCACAAATCCAGGTTCACCAACATTCAACACCGTTCGTAATATTCGTGGATCTCCAGGTGCTACAACACCTACTGAAACCTCTTTGACTACTGCACCAATATCAGGACCTATAATTACGTCTTTTGATGGATCACATGACCACTTTGTTGCTGATACTGCATATCGCAATCCAGCAACAGGCACCAGTTTAGGTGGTTCAAGTTATCTGCCTCCATCACCATCGTTTGTTGGGAGTAATCCTGCACCTTCACCGGACGGTCAATCACACGCACACACTGTTACGTCAACATATTATTTAAAATCTTTACAATCTAAAGCAATGAAACTTTGGGTTGCAGCTGCACAGACCGGAGTTCTAAGTAATACTATGTGTTTATATTCTGGCACCTTAAGTTCTTTGCCTTCTTATTGGAAAATTTGTGATGGGTTTGATGGAACACCAAATATGAGTGGTTTTTATTTGTCACACTCATCATCATCTGGAACATCTCACGGTGCAACGATTAGTAGAAGTTCTGAGATGCAAGCTACGGCTGCACCAGTTTCTTGGACACACCACCATGGATATGGAACAGCAAGTGTTTCGAGTGGTGGTTATGCAACTAAAGATTATTGGCACACCTCTGGTTCATCAACACATAGCCACTCTTACGCATCAACGCCATCCATAACTGATAATTATAATCCAGAAACAGTCGAGTTGGCATTCATTCAATATACACCTGGATCAGGTTCTCTATCTACTTATTCAATTACTCCTTCTGCTAATAGTGTTGTCGAGGGAAATACAATGTCGTTTACAGTATCTACGACAAATGTTGTTGATGGAAGCAGTTTGTCGTGGGTAATAAATGATATTACTGCCAACGGAACGTCCGATTTGGGTACAACTGGTGGAACTGTTACAATTAATTCTGGAACAGCAACAATTAATGTGTCGCCTACTTTTGATGGAAGTACTGAAGGAGATGAAACATTTAGTGTTTCATTAGTCCGATCAGGTTCAACTGTAGCTACAAGTGCAGTCGTTACAATTGTTGATAATACAAGTTTGGCATTCACATCAACATCTAGGGTTGCAGCTAGTGCTGCACTTGGTACCAGAACAGATTTTACTCTTGGAACTCTAACACCAAGTAGTTACGATGATGGTTTTGCCGGTCCATATACAAGTGTTATGCCAGTTGGAACATCTTGGTTTATGAATAACACTGCATATAATTCATACTATGTCAGTTCGAATGGACAATTACTTTTTGGTTCTGGATCTGCCTCAACCACACTGCAGGCTTTGTCTATTGGTGCTTGTCCAGGTGACCAATATTGGGGTAGAAATGGAACAAATAATGGAACTAGCGCACCAGCCGGCATGGCTTATAAATTTGGAACAACATCATCTGGATATTATTTCTTCTCCGTAAACTTACAGGGTTGGAAGTACAATACCAGTTACGCTGATAGAACTTGGCAAGTAAATTGTTTCTGGAATGCAGCTAATTCTATACAATACATTGAAATTCTATACGGTCCACAGTTCTTTCAAGATTACACCGGTACAGCTGGTGTACATGGTGGTTCAGCGGTCACATATTCTGGTTCAACTTACGCATTACCCAACAAGAGCATGGCATTTAGTAGTATAGACAAAGGTATTAATTGGACATCGCACGGTCAAGGTTCTTGGAATGGAGTTGGAACATTTTAACAATTGATGGAAATAAATTATGAAAAAACTGAATGAATTAAATGATTATATTAAAGTGTACAAAGGTGGTATATCAAATGAATTGTGTGATAGAATACTGAATGAATATAAAAATTGTGATGGTTGGGAAGAAGCCAGAATAGGTGGACATATTGTAGATAAATCTATACGTAATGTTAGAAACATCAACATATCACATTCGGAAATTATACAACACAACCACGATACTAGAAGGCAGTTAGATTCCGATTTATATGAAGTGGTCGCAAAACTTTTGGCAAATTATACCGAGATTGCACCACACACAACAATTGTGAATGATAGCGGATACATATTATTGGAATATTCTGAAGGATGTTTTTACACTCAACACACAGACCATTTTGACAGTAATCCTAGATCCATATCTTGTTCTTTAAATTTGAATGATGATTACACAGGTGGTGAGTTTACATTTTTTGATGATGAATTGTCATATACTTTAGGTAAAGGTGATGTTATAATGTTTCCTTCAAATTTTATGTACCCACATGCTATTAAACCCATTTTAACCGGTACAAGATATTCAATCATAACTTGGTTTAATTAATAATATGAATGATGAATTGATAAAAAACAGTTATATAAAATTACCAAAGTTTATTTCAGCTGAACGTGCCGATGAATTGAGAACTGAATTTACTCAGTTCGCTAAGGTAAACAATCTTTGTGGTGATGGACAAGCGCCAAACTCAGGTGTTTCATATAACTATAAAAGTTTTTTGGAATTGTTGTGTAATAAAACTGCAGAATTGTCTGAAATTGTTGAGAGTCAATTATTACCAACTTACACTTATGCCAGAGTTTACTATGAAAAAAGTGTCTTAGATAGACATGTTGATAGACCAGCCTGCGAGGTGAGTATCACATTGAATTTGGGTGGTGATGAAGAATGGCCTATTTACATTGAAACACCAGAAGGCAAAGAAGTCGAAATGAATTTGGAACCAGGTGATGCAATGTTATATCTCGGATGTGTTGCACCACATTGGAGAAATGAATTTTCTGGCAAAGAATATTGCCAAGCATTCATGCATTATGTACAGAGTGATGGTCCTTTCGCATGGGCTTACTTTGACAAACAAAGATAAACGTAGTACAATAGAGAACTAAAAATATGGCAACTAAAAAATATGACCTTACCGCAATAATGGAAGAGTATGCTGATGATGACTTTGGTTTCACGGCAACTGATGAAGAAGAATACAACTCAGTTATTGCCGAGAAAGATGACACGGTACAAGAGTACAAAGAACGTCTGCAACAGGTAGAGAAACTAATTATGCCGTTTTTAACCAAGTTGTTAAAGACTGCCGATCAACCAATTATCAAGTGGCCTAATCGTAAAGAAACATTAGAGGCACAAATACAGAAAATACTTGCTTTAACCAGAGATTAACTATATAATTGTACTAGGAGATATATTATGAAAAAAGATTTGATTATCGGATGTTCCACCGGATATAAATGGGACACAATTAAGTATTGGGTCAACTCTATCAATCAGTCAGGCTTCACTGGCGATAGAGTTATGATTATGATGAATGCTGACAAAGAGACAGTACAGAAAGTTACTGACACAGGATTCACAGTTATCGGATTCAAACAGGACGAACAAGGCAACCTTGTGTATCAGTCCAACATTATGGTTCACGTTGAGAGATTTCTACACATCTACAATTACTTGTCACAGAATGAGTATCGTTATGTTATTACAACTGACGTTAAAGATGTTATTTTTCAAAGCAATCCATTCAAGCACATTGAGAAACATATGGGTCAACGTCAACTGTTGATGTTCTCCTCTGAAAGTATGTTGTACAAAGATGAACCATGGGGCAACCAAAACCTATTGGAAACTTATGGCCAATACATCTATGATAGATTCAAAGATAATCCAATCTATAACGTTGGTGTTCTTGCTGGTCGTGGTGATGCAATGCGTGATTTGTGTTTGAATATCTTTTCATCTTCACTAAACAAACCAATTCCAATTTGTGACCAATCTACGTTTAACTTCCTGATTTCACAAGAGCCATACAAATCAACTTGTCGTTATACTAAATCTGAAGACGGATGGGCATGTCAACTTGGTACAACTGCAGACCCAAGTAAGATTGACCAGTTCAGACCATTCTTATTGGAACCATCTCCACACATGGAGATAGATAAAGTAGTAACGTCACAGAATAAAGAGTATGTGATTGTTCACCAGTATGATAGAGTGCCTGCATGGCGAAAGATTATTGAAGCAAAATATGGCTAAGATTTTATATGTTGTCCACCGATATGCCCCATATCCCGGTGGTTCTGAAAATTATGTACGTGATATGGCAGAAGAAACAGTCCGTAGAGGACACGATGTAACTGTACTTGCAGGCGAACACAAAGGTGACTTAAACGGTGTCAAAGTAACAAGTGACTTTCAGATTATGGGTTCAGAACTTTTTGATTTGATTGTTGTACATGGCGGTGATGTTGGTGTGCAAGATGTTGCGTTAATGAATGCACAAAGAATTCCATCACCAATGTTGTTCATGTTGATTAAACCATCAGAGAGTGCAGTGTATCAACATGCAATGCAGCACGTGAAGTTTATTGGTTGTTCAACTAAAGAAGATTGGGAATCAGCATTCAAACTTGGCCATCGTGACAAGGCAGTTCGTGTGTCACATGGCATCGATGCAAAGATTTCTTCTGGTACACCTGGATTCCGTGAGAAGTATGGAATCACAACACCATACATGTTCTTGTCGTGTGGTGGATTTTGGCCTAACAAAGCATTTCACGAATTGATTGCCACATTCAATGGTGTTGGTCGTGATGATGTTACACTGGTTTTAACTGGTTATGATAATCGACACAGTATCATGCCACCAAATTCCAAACAGGTTAAAGTAATGATGATTGATGACCGCAATGATGTTATGTCTGCCATTAGAGATGCTGACCTCTACATCATGCACTCACACTCAGAAGGATTTGGATTGGTTCTATTGGAATCAATGTTAAATAGAACAGCATGGGCATCACGTAGTATTGCAGGTGCCAAAGTGCTGAGTGATTTTGGATTCACATACGAAAACGATTCTGCTCTACGTGAGTATATGATTGACTTCAAAGGTGTACCAGAGTCCAAACTTGATGATGCATATGAATACGTGATGAATGCACATTTGATTAAAAACACAGTAAATGATATTTTGAAATTAATATGAAAATAACTTTTGGTATAACAACAGACTATTCTAATCAACCACAAATAAATGAAGTAATCTCCTCTATCAGATCACTACAAATACCTGAATATGAGATTTTGATTATTGGTGGTGAGAAGAAAGAAGATATGGTCGATGTGACACATATCTATTTTGATGAAACTCAACAACCTGGTTGGGTAACACGCAAGAAGAACACCATTGTTCAGGCAGCAAAGTATGACAACATCGTATTGATGCACGACTACTATGTGTTTGATAAAGATTGGTACAAGAACTTTTTGGAGTTTGGTGAAGAATGGGATATCTGTTCTAACAAACAATTACTCATTAATGACAAGAGACACTTTACAGATTGGGTGACATGGGATGATCCTGTATTCCCACGTTACACAGCACTGAGACACGATGATTGGTCACGTACTAACTATATGTACGTATCTGGTGGTTACTTTCTAGTGAAGAAACAAGTTGCACTAGATAATCCATTCAACGAAGAACTCACACACGGCCAAGCCGAAGATGTTGAGTGGTCTCTCCGAGTGCGTAATAGATATGTGATGAAATGTAATGGTAACAGTATTGTGAAACATAATAAGTGGCATAGAGATGCAAAATAAATTAGTAATTTTTGACCTTGATGGTGTATTGATTGAATCACGTGAACTACACTATGAAGCATTAAATGATGCTCTACGTAAAGTCGGTAATGAATTTGTAATTACACGTGAAGAACACTTGAGTTTGTATGATGGTCTAAACACCACAAAGAAACTTGAGATGTTATCTGAGAAGAAAGGTCTTGACCGTAAATATTTCAATCAGATTTGGCAAGATAAACAAGTTGCCACATTCAACCTCATCAGACAATTCCCAAAGAACAATAAACTAAGGCAGATGTTCGCCAAGTTGAGTAGTAATGGAATTAAAATTGCTATCGCAAGTAATTCTATCCGTGAGTCAGTTAAGTTGGCACTCTTGTCTATTGGTGTCATGGAGTATGTTGATTACTATGTGTCAAACGAAGATGTAAAACGAACCAAACCATATCCAGAGATGTACTGGCAGTGTATGACAGCACTGAATGTATTACCTAAGAATACAGTTATCATTGAAGACAGTCATATTGGAAGACAAGGCGCACTAGATTCTGGTGGCCATTTGGTTCCAGTTAAAGATTCGCATGACTTGACGATGGAAAAAATTGATGAAGCAATCGACACACTAAACGGTGTTGTCAAAAAAATGATACCATGGAGAGATAAAAAAATGAACGTACTAATTCCTATGGCTGGCGCTGGTAGTAGATTCGCAGCAGCTGGTTATACATTCCCCAAACCATTGATTGAAGTTAATGGTAAACCGATGATTCAAGTGGTTGCCGAAAACTTAAACGTTGATGCACATTTCATCTACATTGTACAAAAAGAACACTATGATAAATACAACCTTAAGCAATTATTAAACTTGATATCACCTGGTTGTGATATTGTACAAGTTAATAGTTTGACAGAAGGCGCAGCGTGTACAACATTGTTGGCCAAAGAACTTATTAACAACGATGAGCCATTGTTGATGGCGAACTCAGACCAATACGTGGAGTGGAACTCAAATGAATGTCTCTATGCTTTTACTGCTGACGGCGTTGATGGTGGTATTGTCACCTTTAGGGCAACCCATCCAAAGTGGTCATTTGCAAAACTCGGAGATGACGGCTTCGTCACAGAGGTAGCAGAGAAGAATCCAATTTCAGATATCGCAACTGTTGGTATCTATTATTGGAAAAAAGGTTCAGACTATGTTAAGTATGCTGAACAAATGATTGAAAAGAATATTCGTACCAACGGAGAATTCTATGTGTGTCCAGTATTCAATGAAGCAATTGGTGATGGTAAAAAGATTCGTGTGAAAGATGTTCCTAAGATGTGGGGCATTGGAACTCCAGAAGATTTAAACTACTTCTTGGAGCATTACAAATGAAAGTTGCGGTCATATTGACAGGACACCTCCGTTGTTGGAAAGAGGTGTTTCCTAATTTCAAAGAAAAGATTATTGACCGATACAATCCTGATATCTACATCCACACATGGGATGATGAGGCCTATTGGATTCCTGGTGATAAACAAAATAAAACAGGTATCTACGAAGGCGCACCACAAATTGTTGATGATGAGATATTAGATACCTACAAACCAGTACACTATGTTAAAGAGTATTGGGAAGATTTCAATAAACATTTTGAGTCTTGTGGTGAATACTTTACAAACTTTGCACACAGACCAAAGAACATTCTATCGATGTTCTACAAGATGCACCAAGGTTTCTCCTCACTTGAAACACATGTTGCACGACTACAAACATCATATGATTTGGTAATTCGTATGCGTCCTGATATGTTGATACACGATGACTTACCTGATTTTGATCCTAATGTATTCTACACTGTTGCAGCCAGAAATCATTTAGGTCAAGGCACAGGTGATGTAATGCAAGTTGGTAATTTCATCTCTATGATGTTCTTCACCAAGTTGATTACTGTTATTGGTTCTGTGTACAAACAAACCGACCTGTTGTGTCCTCATGTTATGTCAACTCAACACATTAAGAATCTTGGATTCAATTGGCAGGAGATAAATCTAAATAGAACTCTCATGCACACACCAAAAGGACCTTATGTTGAAATGGACAAGTAATACGTTTAAAGATATCTTAGAATTAAAAGATGGACCAGTAACCTACTCTGATAGTGGCAGAGGTAATCTTAAGATGAGCAATCATCCTTATCCTTACTCTATCAAAGAAGAAGAATTTAACTTTCTAAGAAATCTAATCGTAGAACACAATCTGCAACGTGGTTACGAATGTGCTACTGCATTTGGTATTAGTTCTACTGCACTAGGTTTAGGTTTCAAAGAGACTGGTGGTAAGATTGTAACGATGGATGCCTACATCGAAGAATCAAAAGGTAATCCAGGTAGTTATCAAAACCTACAACGTGAGGTGTATGACAAGGCCGATGGTTACAAATCAGTTAAGTATTTGATTGAACAATTTGGTTTAGAAGACACACTCTTTCCAGAGATTGGTTGGAGTCCTGATGATACAGAGACTTGTGTACGTAGACATTTCTCTGAACCACTAGACTTTGTATTCATTGACGCAGGACATTTCCCTGAACAAATGATTAAAGATATTGATGCATTTTTGCCATTACTTGGTGAGAAATATGTGTTGGCATT